TGCATACCTGCAACTACTCCTTGCGTTGCTTTTGTCAAATTACCTACACCATTTGCATTGTCACCGATTGCTTTTTGCAAATCGTTCATTTGCTTCTTGTAGTTACCTGCGGTCTTGATTGCGGTTTGAGTCCGCTCATCATTTAAACCATAAGTACCTGCAAGTTTTTTGGCTTCTTGTTCGGTTTGTTTTACTGCCTCACTTAAATTTGTAAAGTCGGTAGCTGCCTTTGCAACTTTTTCTTCTCCGGGAAAGTTAACCGGTATACTGATTGCTTCTACTATTGCCATGTTTTAGTGTCCTTCTGATAAAATCCAATATTGAGTGCCATCGCTTACTACTTGGTCGTAGCCGTTTTTAGCGTTTTCCGTGCGTGATGTTGCATCGTCAATTAAGATGCTGCCATCACCTGAGTTGATTGTTACGTTGTGAGATGCTGAGGTTTTTTTCACCACGTAGACCTTGCCTTTATTCGCTGCCGTAGGAGTTGGTAAAGTAACCGTGATAGAACCGCTCGCAGTGTTGCATAAAATAAGCCAATCGTCATAGGTGGGTAAATATGGTGAGTCTGCATTTGTAATTGTTACTATTTTGCCGCTGCCTAACCAAGCACCGACAACAGGGTAGTTTTCAACGTACACCCTATCTCCTTCGGGTACTTCAAAGTTATTGCAGTGCAGCGTTGTGACGTTGTCAAAGCCTACTATCGATACGGCATTGCCTGCAAAGATGGTGTTGTACTTTCCGAAGTTGGTATTGCCCGTTCCCATCATGACAGCACCGTCACTATTTCCTTTGTTGTCACCCGTGTCTAAACCACCTCCAGTGGTTCTTGGATTTTTTACAGGTGGCTCTCCGTCTAAAGTGTAAAAGTCGGGGTTTACGGGATTGTCAAAATCTTGACCGCCTACGCCTAATGGCTTTTTGTTAGACTTGCTTGGTGGGTAATAACCGGCAAGTAAAAATTCGCATTCGGTTAGTCCTTCTTGCGTTGGGTTGAAGTCAATAACTTTGTTTAATCTCCAATATTGCCCCTCAAAAAAGTACAAAGAATTAAATCGAATATTTGCAAATTCGTTAGGTGTGATTCTAAAGTACCCACGAAACAACTTGCTATTTTTATCTATGATTTCCGCAATCGTTTTGTAGTAGTATACGTTAACGAGATTTTGATTGGAGTAGTTAAAGCCTAAAGGCACATAAGAAGAAGGTGGCATCCCAAAAGATAAATCAAACTGCATATTATAGGGGTCATCCATGTGCAGCGATTTAGGGTAAAATTCTATATTAGGATTTGCAGGTTTTGTTTCGTCGTAGAAAAAGTAAGACGGTACCTGGTGCAGTCCATTGTAGTAAAGTATGCGAAGGTCATCCGTATGCTTGCCTGCGTCATCCGATGCCAAGCTAAAGAACTTGTTTTGATCTTGGTAAAGTGTAGTAGATGCAAATGCGACCTCTACCTTTTTCTCACTCTTTACAAAGTCGTTATCAATTCGCAATATTCGGTCACCATAAACTCTACCTGTATTTTGTTTATGTCGCTTGCTGCCGTAGTCAGTACCTTCAGTATAGGTAAATACATAGGGATTGTTTTGCAACTCACCCATCGGTGCAATTTTATGCGGTTGGTCGTAATCAAGCAGTTTGCTCCAATCTTTGTTAGTGCCATCATAGAACTCGTCACGGGTAACAAATCGCAATGTCTTTGCTTCTGTCTGCTCAATATACAAATTAAACATTTTGACCAACGACAATAAGAAGTCTTTTTGCGTGTTTTTATCTCCAAAGAAGAAACCAAAATCAACGGTCTCGTTGTATACTATACTTGAGGCACTTGCACCGTTGTAAAAATAAGTGTCAGAAGATATTTGCAATGTACCAAATCCTACGCCTATTCTTTGTACAGAGCCTCCAATAGTAGCCAAATAAGTAAAATTGCGAATCTCAAATTTCACCACGTCTCCTGCATTAACAGTAACGGGAAAAATTAAAGGCTGTGAAAATCCCCAAGATGAGGCATTGACGTTGTCACTGTGCGGATATTGGAAATCTCTGACTACACCATTGATGACAAGATTAGTTCTCATCTGTATAAATTGAGGAGACGACAAAGGTGTTGTTATCGTAAAGGTTGCATTTGGCGCAAGATAGAAAGTGTATTTGCCGCCTACCGGTACAGTGTATTCTGAAGTGGTTGTATTGTAGTTATTGCCGTTGTCAAAGTTACCGCTCGCTGAGTCATTGGTAAATCTAACAGTAAAATCAGTTGTGCCACTTGTGAAGGTTTGCCCTGAGCTTTGCGCTTGAAACAATCGGTCAGTCGTGCCACTTGCGCTACTATTTAACCCTGTGTTTGCAAAGGGAACTATTAACCGTTTAAATCGGTCAGACGTGAAAAAAGAATCCGCTGTATACTTGTAGCCTTTGTTTGCAAATATCTTGTCTACGATAGTTTTAGCATAGAGTGCAGGTGTATGGTCATCTGCTTTCCATTCGTTAATGTCAGTGTTTAATATTGTGCGTTTGGGCAAGACTTGAGTCCATACGTAGCCGTTACCATAAGCAAAGCTCACATCGCTTCCGTTGACTTGGATTTTGTTATCCCAAGAATCTTTAATATTGACAATATTGCAAACGTGGTTGTACTCGCTGAAATCTAACTCATTTAGTTTGGCGTTCTCAAGGTCAGTAAACAAATTAGCCGCCTCTCCGTGTATAGTGCAGTTGTATTCTATGCGCCCATCATTGATTACGATTTCAGTCATCCGAATGAATCCCGTTATCTGCGGCATCCCATCCACTAAAAGTGTGCAGTCTGCTTTTTTGTTCGGGTTAAAATCGGGATTGAATTGTCCGCTTCCGGTAATGTCGTTAGCAACGTCAAAAATGTGATTGAATGCTTTGTTGTTATTTGCGGTACCTGGTATGGTTATAGTCTTGCTAAAGTCAGAACTACGGGTTTCAGGGTTGCGAATATCAGCAATGGTCTTGTTTAAGGCAATATCAATGCCCTCGCCTAAATCAATTGCGCTGCCCTTTATAATTAATTCTATCATAGTGCTTGCGCTTTGTCAATAAATGAATGTTCTACCTCTAAAGTCAAATTGAATACCTTGTCGTTTATGTGATACTTCTGCTCGTATTCAGATGTGCGCACGTTGATAGGTATTAACTGCGTGTCAAACATCCAAACCCGTGGGCTGTTTATAAGTTGCTTTAGCCACTGCGCTTCTTCTTCGGTGATAAAGTTAGAATTTAGCGTGGTGACTTGCGTCATCTCGTTGTAGTAGTCGCTCTTGCTGTGTTCTAATCTATTATAAGCGTACGTGCCGGTACTATTATTTAATGCGTAGGGATTCTTCCTAAACGTGTTTTTCGCACTTGTAAAGTTGTCTCTACGCACCCGGTCAAATCGGAAACTTTCTACCGCTCCGTATTTGTTCAAAAAGAAAACATCGACATGATCGTATTTACTACAACGGTCATCTATTATAATCGTGAACACTGCACCGACTGTATTGCCACCGCTACCTTTTGGCGTGATGGTGTACGATGTCGTGCCGCTTGGTATTCCACCTGGTATATTTGCACCGATCGGAAATCTTGTAATGTCCGCAGCTGCTGCTGTGACTGTTCCCGAAGCACCGGTACTAAAGTCAATTTGTAGACTTGCAATTGCAGAGTTGTGCAATGCGTAGAGCCAATCTTTTTGGTCGCTGTGAATACGCTTAGATGTTAGCTCAGTGAGAAAGTTCGCAGTGCTACCGCTCGCCATTAGGTACTCACTTTGTTGGTACGTCAAAAAGTCCAAAGGATGCAGTGCAGCGTTCCAAACTTTGTTACCGCTTACGGTGGTTACGCCAGTGCTTACCTCAATATCAGACGTTGCACCTGTACTGTATTCATACCCGAATGCCAAGTTGTATGCTTGCACACTTTGAGCGCATCCGCTTGCTGCGGTATCGTCGTAATTCCAATTGTATGTCGTGTATGATGAAAGGACTTTAGAAATGTTGAATACACCCCTTGACGTACTTGCAAAATGGATAGGAACTTTTAAACGGGTAAGCAATGCACCGCTTGTGTTCTTGACATCGCAAAGAAATTTGAAATTAAAGTTACTTGTGATACCGGTGCTTGATTCGGTAACTACCCATATATTGTCATTGTTGCTCGGTTGGTATGTGCCGCTGACTTGATGTGATGCCGTTAGTGCCATTACTTATAAATAAGATAAATTGCTTTGTGACCTTTTTAGAGCATTTCGTTTAAGCAAGCGCAGACATAAGACTCAAAGCCCTTTGATGCTGCACTCTCTAAACGCTTGTTTCGTTGCTTGGTGATAGTCGTGTGAAAGGCTAACGTGTTCAGAAATTCTACGATAGGCATTTTTAGAATGGCATCCCACTCTTGACGTTTGCCACCTGCTAATCTATCTATCAAAGAGAGCCATCCGAAGACATCTCCTTTGCTCTCGCTATCTCCTCCGTCAAATAGGTTAGGGTAGCTTCTAATAACTTCGGATAAAGAGCCGAAAAAAAAAGCGCATAATTATAAAAGGTAATTACGGGCATCGTTTTAAAATGCTCTACCTTCCACTGGTAATCGTCATCTATTTTGCGCCCAAAAATATTAACACGGTACGATAAGCACGCAATAATCTCGTGTAGCGCCTGTATTTTATCTTTATTGGCTAATTCTTGCAGTTCTATAAAGTGATGCGCTGACATCTCTCTTGCGGTTTTGATCAGGCGGAAACGTCTGCCGTTGTGCTTAAATTTAAACTTTAGCTTTGTCTTAGGTATCTCGTTTAGAAACGACAAGTCAACTGCTCGCAGTTCGTCAATAGTCCAAGTGTTGACCTCTTCTAAAGTTACGCCCTTAATTATTGCAATCGTGTACGCCACCTTGCGGATGGGGTTTTCTTCGTTGAGTTCCTCAATACGCTGTATTTTGTCAATGGTTATATCTTTCCAATTCATAGCTTTCTTAGTTCGTTTTTTACTTTTTGTAAATAATCAAATAAATCTATAACGTGTTCATCTAACGGCAACCCATCAATCATTAATATCATTTGGTTAATAGCAATTAAAGCGTTTTTAATGGCTATAGACGTGCATAGGATTTCATTTCCACACTCCGTGTCCGCATCCATCAATATCATGCGGTAGGTGTTGACTATCGATAAGGCTCTTTGTTCAGGTGTCATTCTACTCGTGCTTCATTAGTTTCGATTAAGTCATACAACTTAGTTCGGATTGTTTCATAACATACATACTGAATGTCTGACAAATCCCCGTGCTTCATTTGGGTTCTTATGAATTGTTGTAAATCCCAAATAACGCAATGATAACGCCATCCCTTTAAACACATGTTTAACTCTTCTTGTTCTTCTGCTGTAAATTCTAAAGTTGTTTTCATCCGTAAAAAAATACTCCTTTCTTGTTGTGCTGTTTACAATCCCATGCAAGTGCTAACCCCATTACAGCATCGTCGTGCAGTCCTGAAGGTGCAGTATAGCGTACTCCCGTTCGCGTGTATTCATACTCAAAGTTATGCATTTCGTCTGAAATTACACCGCTCGGGAATCCTATTTGTTGCTGCTGAACTGCGACAACCAAACCCTCTATAAGTTGCTGTTTACTTTGGGATGTGAACTTAAAGCCTTTAATTCTTGGGTGCTTTTTTTGCAGCTGCTCTACGATAGGATCACCAACGCCGGTACTATCGACATACGCCGGTGTTGTCGCAATTGTAGCAATTATATGCGACAAAGTCTGCGACCAATCTTTTTGAAATCTATCAAAGTGACATACTTGCCCTTGTTCATTCAATCCGACTATGACAGTCCAATCCGTGTACTTTGCCAAATCTATGCCGTAAGCGACAGGTACACCCGAAAGGGATGGTATTATGCACTTTTGGATGTTATCGTACCCGAAAGGGTTGCTATTATCGTCTGCTGGTTCTGCGAGATACAGCTCGTTGAAAACGTGTGACGGCAAGTCACGCTTTGCTTGCTCAACTTCCTCTGCTTGTATGATGCCTTCTTTCACTGCATCGTAAGCGGTAATTTTAAAATACTCCATGTTAGGGTCACCTGACTTCGCCCGTTCCCCTATTTTGTAAAACCAATTCTTTTTACCCTTTACGTTACCGATTAACTTGCATTTGCCTTGCGTTGCCGTTAATGTAGAACGTAGTGCGTACCATGACTCTTCCCTTGCACGTGATGCCTCATCAAACACTGCTGCGTACACGTCATCCCCGTATAAGTTGTCGGGCTTCTCTGCTGACTTAAACTCAATGCGTGATCCGATGGGTGTGGTTAAAACTAACTTGCTCTCATTCGTGTGAAAAAAGTTAGGTATGTTGACCTGGTTCTTCATTCTTCGGAATGCAATCTCCGCTTGTTGGTATACCGGTGCAACCCACCATACTGCTTGATTCGGCTTTAGTAACAATGCCTGCTCAAATAGCCAAATTATATGGCTTGCAGTCTTACCCGTTTTAGTCGACGCAGCTGTAACCGTATACCTTGCAGGACTGTCAAGGATAGCGGTTTGATAGCTTGTTAACTTTGGTCGGGTGTAGTGTATGTCCATTATAAAAGTTTGGTTTGCTTTATTCTTTCGTTAATTATATGACAATAATCTAAACTAATTTCGCTTCCTATCCAATTACGATTATTTGATATAGCCATTTTGGCAGTTGTGCCGCTTCCCATAAAACAATCATAAATTAAATCACCTTCATTGCTCCAACTTATAATGTGATCGTTAGCTAATTTTTCAGGAAAAGGAGCTGGATGTAATGGTTTATTTTCACTATTTATTTTCCAAATATTACTTCTTGCTTGAAAGTCGTTTAACTTTATATAACCATAATCTCGCATAGTTCCATTTGGTAATCTTTTAGAGGATTTTATTATTTTACCTGCATTTTTTATTGGTACATCTTTTATTTCATTATATGTTTTTGGTTTGCATTTACTTAAAATGAACATAAATTCAAAATACTGCTTGTACCTTGCTCTTCTATAATCATGATTAAAACTATGTTTTTCCCATATCATTGTATCATGAAGATTAAATCCAATGTCCTTAAAATACAATGCTTGTTTCAAACTTGTTCCAGTTTCACTTCCTTTAATTGTAGCATCTCCAACAATCCAAACCAAAACACCGCCTTGTTTTGTTACTCGGTACAATTCTTTTGCAATACTTTCAAAGTCAAATGAATATCCATTGTAAGTTCTCAAATTATCATAAGGTGGAGAAGTAACGGTCAAATCTATAAACTCGTCAGGCATTCTTGACATTGTGTCAAGGCAGTTCTCGTTATATATTTTATTAATCTGCATTTTTTAACCTATAAGTTTACTTTTTTATCGCAATTGTTAACCTATAACCTTACGAAGCATTTCCATGCGATCGTGATTAATTACGTGTATGTTGTGGTTCACGTCACAATAGGCAGCGTTGACCGCACCGACTTGACTGCTTTTGTCGCTTTCTATCAGCTGTTTCAAGGGCGTTACCCAATCGTTGTCTGTAACAAAAAACACCCCTAAATTGTTACCGTGGTTTGTGTACGGTTCAACTTTGCTCACGACAATCGGCAGAGAATATGCAGCCGCCTCAACTATCTTCAATTCGCTTTTGTAGCGGTTAAATTTGGTCTTTGTTAATGGTGCGAGTACAATGTCTATCTCTGAATAGTAAGTGCCGTATATGTCTGCTCTCGTGCCTTCTCTGACCTCAAACCAATGCGGTCTGTTAATAGGCGATTCACCGGTGATGGCGTATTCCATTTCACGCCATATTTTACTATTGCTGTGATAACCGCACATTAGGAATCGGTAGTTGTACTTTTCGCAGATGCGTTTGATTTGTCCGCTTAAAAGTTTAATATCTTCCAGGTGACTGATTCCCCCAACCCATCCAATTGTCGGTTTATGGGAACGGATTGTCTGCGTGACTTTCCATTGCGGCTGTGCTGGGTCAAGAGCATTCGGCAAAATGTACACGTTGGGATTGAACGGTCTAATCACCTCTGCAAGTTGTGGCGTAGTGCAGCTGACAGCATCAGCGTAAGTGATGGCATCCTTAACTCCGTTTTTTAAATAGGCACGATAAAACTGATATGCTGGATTGTAACGTGGCACAACCCAATAGTCATCATTATCGCAAATGAACGGGATTTTCTTTGCTGCAAGGATTGGCAATATATTGTACTGCAAATGTCCTAACCAACGATTAAACACAACGACATCGTATTTCTCATACGGCAAATCTGCCCACTCGGTTTTGTCTTGCGAGATGTCAACGACAACGTCATGGTCAAGTTGTAAACGGGCATAGGGCGTGTACAACCTATGGAAGGACACGCCACTAATACCGTCTAATAAACAAAGGATTTTCAAAATGGGCTGTCGGGTTTTGGCTTCGGCACGGCAACATAGTGTGTCGCTTTGCTTTTGCTGTTTGCCTCTTTCAACTTCTGAACTCGGATGCGGACATCTCCGTACTTGTTGACCTCAAGTTTTCCGTCTGCAATTGCTTGCTGTAATTTTTCGTAGTTCACTGCTACACTAACACCATAGTAATCTGACCAGGCACTTCCTAAAAATGTGATGTCTTCCATATATTTTCCTTGTGTTTATTTGTTACCTACGTATGTTTCATTATAGTATTGGTCAAACTCGCCTTCTTCCCAACCACCAATATAACCGCATTGTGCATCTTCCATTTGTTCTTTTTCCATTTGTATGCCTTTTTCTAAAATATACAATGGCATTGATGCCGTACCATACATAGTCATTTGATGTCGCATTATTTCACCAATTACCCAATTAACTGCCGTTTGCTTTGGGTTATGATTTAATTTATCTTCCATATATTTTCCGTTTAATCTAATTTCAAAGTTACATTAACTATTTTAGCTTCTACACTTGCGTCTATAGTTTCTTTCGGTTTTCCAAATACCCGACTTAACAAAGTATCCATTGAGTAAAGGCTACCTTTCTCGTATGACTTAATGATGGCACGGGCAACTGTCTTCTCAAGCATGGTAGCATCTGCGTTCTTTAGCACTTCCTTTATGTCAACTTCGTTCATTGCCATAATCGCTTGTATGCTGTCGTTGACTTCGCTTAACTTGTAGCCATGCTCTGCGAGTTCGGTGGTGAACTTTTTAGGTCTGCCCTCTACCCAACGTCGGGGATCATCTCCTTTTTTAAATGGTTTTAAATTCTCTTCGTTTGCCATAGGGTCTCACTATTTGTTCACAGATTCTTTAAATGTTTTTCAATCAAATCTTCAGTCTTAATCTTCGTACCGTTGTGTACTTCAAAGTGGCACTCACGACAAAGGCACATCAAGTTTTCAATCACGTCTTGTCCACCTTGTGAACGAAATTTCAAGTGGTGTATGTCAACTCCTTGCCTACCGCAATTCTCACAAGCGACAAAGTCACCTGGGTCTATGTCGTAGTAGTCAAAGTAAACTTGCTTGTGTTTCTTCATTTCGTAAATAGCAAAGACCAATATGTCGGGTATTGAACTTTTTGCAAAAACTTAAATCCGCAAGCCTCAAATAAAGCAATCCACTCAGGTTCTTGTTTTATATTAATATGCCCCCAATCAGCATCCATCTTATTTGTTAGTGGCGTGCTGCTAAAGTGAAAGTAGTTGCATTCAACCCTTGTCAAAAAAGGTATCAATTTTTCGTCAGCAATATGCTCAGCGACTTCTATCATTGCAATCAAGTCACCGGTGATTTTCATATTGGTGAAGTCACCGAAATGATACCGATTGGCTGCTCTGCGTTCGCTTGCGTACTCGTGATGGTGAATGTTAGCATCGTAGTAGTGTACCTCTTTGCCGATGTCACGCATTGCTTTTGAGTATGCTCCTACCCCACCACCTAAATCGGTAAACTTTTCAAAGGGTATTAACTCAGAGATTACCTTTGCGGTTGCCTCGTACATCCGAACAAAGCCTGGGTTCTCAAGGGTAATACCGTTAGCCATCTCCCATTCAAAGCAAGTCCGGTCATTCCAATTACCGTTAAAACTATTTGCGCCTACGCTTTGGTCGTTGTTCATCCGTTGCGATTTGTGCTTGTTGTAAACTTTCGGCTCTGATCACCATAGACAGCACCCCTTCAACTACGCAGGTACTGCACATGGGCATAGGTCTGCCGTTAATCTCTTTGTAAAGTTCACCAAGTTGTACGTTTTGGCTTGGTGTTAACTTGAATACTTGGGTTTCTCTATAAAGCATATACGCTGGGCGCAATACTGTCATAGTGAAATTTATTTGTTCGTCGTTCATAAATATTTATTTATTAAGGTTGCAATGGCTGCTGATAAAAAGGCAAAGGTCAAACCCTCTATCGAGTGAAAGTATAACGCGCCTAACCAAAACGCCATACACAGCTCACACGTAAAAGGCTTAACCCCTATCCGATAAGTCCAATTGCGAACAAGGGTAACTCCTGCGCTTGCAATACCTAATATTTCATATAAAGTGTTTGCCATATTTTTGCTCATACAATTGGGTTGCTCTTTCTTTTACCATTTTTATAACTCGCCAAATTTCGTGGCGGCTTATTCCGGTGCTTCTATTTAATGATCGGGCATTCATCTGAGCGACGTTCTTTTCTTTGTCTCCATCACGATACAAAGTCCAAACGGTCATATGATACCAATCAAGTTCACTCACTACCTTGTCAACGCATAACTGCATTAGGTCGCTTTGTATGTTGTATTCGTCAGCAGGTAACTCAAGTTGGTCAACGTCTTCCATTCCGATAGGGTTCAGAAAACCTT